ATGAAATATCGTAAAAAGCCTGTTGAAGTTGAAGCGTTCCAATTTGATCCCGATAAAAATGCTCGTGAACCAGATTGGTTTTGGCTAGGAATCGGCACTGGTGTTATTGCGGCTCAGTATCAAGGCTCTGTTCAGTCATGGCATATAGAAACACTTGAAGGCTTGATGCAAATTTCAAAAGGAGATTGGATTATTAGAGGTGTTAAAGGTGAATTATACCCGTGCAAACCGGATATTTTTGAAATGACATATGAAGCGGTTAAGGAGTGAAAACAATGGAAAATAACCAAACGTTCGAGGAAACGGCTAAGTTTATCAAGAAAATTGCTGTAGCAATCGATGATTTTATCAAAAGCGCTAAAAAGTTTATTAATCGTGTATTGTCCAATCATCCTGAAACTAAAAAATACATGCAAATAGCAAACAACACGAACAACTCGCGGATTAAACGCAAAAATATCAAGAAATTGCGTTTATTTTTTAATGATAGGCGCAGTGCTTTTAAAAATGTGAATGGAGTTGGGAAGTATGTTTAAAAATAAGTTAGATAGAGTCACCGAGGAAGAAATACAACTGAAATTTGAACTTAATGGTCTTGGAGATGATTATGTCGGGCCTGTATATTTAAACGGACATCGCTACATCCGCGAAGATTTGATTGAGGATAAAACGGAAGAATCGCCTATGGCATATGACGGAAGCTACGTCCAAGTTATGCAAAACGAAGATACTACAACAATCATAACTAAAGATTTCACGCTTATTCGAGGAAAAGAAGGCCATATGTGGATTGTTGATAAAGAAGGCATTAGATTTTCTAAAAATGGCAGTTTAATAAATACCGAGTGTGCTGTTGACGAAAACGGAAGGCTGTTAAAATAATCAAAAACCTATTCTAATAAAGGGAGGAGTGGTGATATGTAGTGGGACTGACAGAGAAACAACAGCGTTTTGCAGATGAGTATATACGATGCGGTAACGCTGCGGAAGCGGCGCGTCTCGCTGGATATAGCAAAAAAACAGCTAGACAGATAGGGACAGAAAACCTTGCAAAACCTGACATTGAGGCGTATATAGAGGAAACGCTAGCTAAAATAGAATCAGAAAGAATTATGAATGCAACGGAAGCGTTAGAACTACTTACAAAAATAGCCAGAGGAGAGATTAAAGAAAAGGTTATCATTTCTTTTGCTGATAGTTACGAAATAGTGGAAAAAGAGCCAGATATAAATCATCGAAAAGATGCAGCTAAGGAGATACTTAAGCGCTACCCTTCGAGTTTGGCTATTCAAAGAAGATTAATAACGGCTCAAGCTGAAAAAATGGAAGCAGAGGCATCTATCCTTAAAAATAGAGCCAATAAAATCACGCAAAATCAAACAGCACGTATCCGCATTGACGATCTAATCGACTTAGGGACTGGTTTAGGAGTGGAAGAAGAAAAGGACCCGGAAAGCGAGGGTGATCCAGATGATGTTGTCTGAAAAGCAGAAAGAGAACGTATATGCAAACATCAAGGGCATCCGCTTAGAACTGAATGAAGGAACTATTCGTTCAGGTAAAACGATGTCAGACGCTTTAAAGATGGCTATCATCTACGCAGCTAGTCCAGACCCTCTACATCTAGTGTTAGCGTACAATCAGGAACAGGCTTACCGTATGTTTATGGATTGCGAGGGATTTGGTTTAGAACACATTTTCGCCGATTTCGGAGAGATACGACACGATGAACACGGGGACCACCTGTGGTTGAACCTGCCTACGGGAGAGAAACGCATCTATTACAAAGGTGGCGGTAAGGTTAATGCTGTTGGTTCGATAACGGGTATGTCATTCGGTACGGTCACATTCCTAGAGTTTAACCTGCTTAACAAAGCCGTGATTGAAGAAGCGTTTAGGCGTACAAAGGCATCTAAGTGTCGTTTTCACCTGGTAGAACAGAATCCGCCAGCGCCTAATCATCCTAACTTAGAAGCGCTAGAACCGTTTGTAAAGACTGGAACATATCGATTTAGACACTGGCGACCTCAAGATAACCCGATTTTAACAGGTTCGCGGTTGAAAGAATGGGAAGATGAATGTAAGACATCCGACTACCTCTATAAGCGTGATTGGTTAGGCGAAAGAGTTATGCCAGAGGGCGTAATATACAATAATTTCGACCCAGATAAGCACGAAAAGAGCGTCCTGCAAGGAAAAGTTGTAGAGGCGTTTTTTAGCGCGGATGGAGGGCAGTCAGACGCTACGACGTGCAGTTTTAATGTTGTAACTCAATTTCAAAGCGATAGCGGTAAGTATAGCTATCGCCTCTACCGCATGGCTAACTACTATCACAGCGGTAAGGAAACAGGCAGCATTAAAGCGATGTCCACATATGCAAAAGAAATCGTTAAATTCAAGGATTGGTGTTTCTCGAAATGGGGATACCATCATGATTACTTCTTTGTTGATCCGGCCTGTAAATCATTGCGAGAAGAATTGCATTTACTTGGTGTCGATACCGATAAAGCCGACAACAACAGTCGCGACACCATCGATGCAAACGGCCTGAAAATAGAAGTCGGCATTGAACGAGCTAAAAGTTGCATAGACAAAGGGCTTTTTTACCTCTACGAAGATAACAAACCTTATGATCACTATCATTTCATCAAAGAGGTTGGTCTATACGCGCGTAATGAACACGGAAAACCTGCGGACAAAGACAATCACGCGATGGATGAATTCAGATATAGCATAAATCATTTTTTCAAGGAATATATCAAGAGTTTCTAACCTACGTTTCTCCTGTTAGGCAGTCGAGGGTCAAAGGGGACGGTAAAAATGGCATTTGATAATGAGATTATGAACAATGGCGGATTTGGAGGCGGAGGCTTAGGTGGCTTAGGCGGAGGAGGTCTTTTAGGAGGTCTGTTGCTAGGAGCTTTGTTCGGCGGAAATGTACTTGGCAATAAGAATGCAGACGTTGCAACAAAAGATTTTGTACTAGATCAAGCGACTAATACATCTATTCAAAACCTAGCATCTAATCAAACTAACGGCTTCCAAGAAGTTACAGAAGCGATTACATCCGGTAATTACGCTACTAATTCAACATTAACACAAGGTTTCAACAGTATTGCTATGCAAGCAAATCAAAATACGCAGGCTATACTTGATTCAATCAAAGATGGTCAAATCAGTAACTTACAAACACAACTAGCTGAAGCTAACAGCAAAGCAACTGCCGCTGAATCTGCTGGATATATCACGAATCAAATCAACAACACGAATGCACAGTATCGTGAACAAGATACGCTAAGCGCTATCTTAGGAGCTGTTAAATGTGATAACGGATATGGTCGGGGTTATGGCGGTTATTGCGGTCCTCAATCTTATCCGCAACCTTATCCAGTTCCTTATCCTGTTGATTTCCACCACGGGCATCATGGACACCACGGTCATCAAGGGCAACAAAATGGTAGCAACGACTAATTAAAGCTTCAAGTTGTAATGATTAAAAAATAATACTCTCGACTGCCTAACAAGGGGAACGTAGGAGGTAAAGCAGATGATTAAAAAGCTAATCAATAAAATCAAAGGGGTGTTGTACAGAATGAGAATTATCAAAGGGATTGAATTGCAACAAAAAGTCGACATCCCTATAGATCAATCGTTTTACGATAATATCGCGAAGTGGCGGTGCTGGTATCAAGGTTTTTACAGTGAATATCATACGATTTGGTACTTTGTTCAAGGCGTCAAGAAACAGCGTAATATGATGACGATGGGCATGGGAAAACAGGTATCGCAAGAAATGGCTAACATGATATGCAATGAAAAAATGGAAGTTAGCTTTGATAATGAGGCGGTAGGAAACTTTGTTTCTCCTATTCTGGAAGCGAACGGATTCATCAAGAACACGCAGGATAATGCCGAGTTTATGATGGCGCTTGGCGGAATGGCTGCCGAAATTTATAAGAGCGATGGTGACATTAAAGTATCGTATGTTCCAGCAGAAAGTTTCATTCCTCTATCGTGGGATGTTAACAAAGAGATAGATCAGGCTATTATTGTTGTTGAGCAGAAAAAGGTCAAGGATTTCAATTATACGCTAATCAGATGGCACGAGAAACAAGACACTGGGTATGTCGTCAGAAACGAATTGTACAAGGCATCTATTAATGATACCTCGCTGGGAACACCTGTTGATTTAGCATTTCTTTATCCTGATTTAGAGGAAATAGTTGAGTTCCCAAAGGCGACACGACCGTTTTTCGCGTATTGCAAGCCGGCAGTAGCTAATAATGTTGATACAAATGTGCCGCTCGGGATTTCTATATTCGCAAATGCTATAGACACTTTGAAATCGATTGACAGGGTTTTCGACTCTTTAGAAAGAGAATTCAGAATAGGCGGCAAGAGGGCGATTGTTCCAGACGCGTGGCTTAAAGGTAAAACAGATGTTGCGACTGGAACTGTAACAAAATATTTCGATACGGATGATGAAATATTTCAGGGGATGCGACAAGATGAAAATAATCAAAAATACTACGATGTGTCGCCGGAGCTACGTGTTAGTGAGCATATATCAGCATTAGATGCATATTTGAAAACACTATCTACGCAAACTGGTTTCTCTGCTGCAACGTTCGGTTTTGATGTAACTGGAATGAAAACAGCGACAGAGGTTGTTAGTGAGAACAGTAAGACGTTTAGGAGCAAGCAATCGCATGAGAATAATATCGAGTTTTTCGTTGCTAATGTCGTAGAGAGTATATTACTTATCGCGGATCACTTTGGAATAAATGGATATCCAACAGAGGAATACGAAGTTACTACTACCTTTGATGATTCTATTATAAATGACAAAGACGCGCGTATAAATCAACAAATAGCGTTAACTGGTTCAGGCTTACAGTCTAAAAAGCGGGCGATTATGGCCGCGCAGGATGTTGACGAGACGACAGCCGAGGAAATACTTGCAGAAATCGAAGCGGACGAACAAAGAGTGACGGCAGAAGTAGTTGACATGTTCGGAGTTGAATAATCATGCTATCACAGCAAATAATCGATATTTATTTGAAATTAGAGGGGCTTTTATTAGATTCGATTGGTAAGGCGGTAGGAAATGGCGCAGGAATCACGTTGGAAACTCTGGCACAATGGCGCGCAGATAAATTGCAGGATGCCAGTCGGTTGCAACGGCAACATTTGCAAACTGTCACGCAAGCGGCCAAATCGGCCAACCATAAAATGCGGAAGATGATACGAGAAACGGCGGCGGGTGAAGGTGTGAGAGTCGAAAGAGAAATACGCGATCGATTGCCCGATAAAAGCGTCGTGTCATATTCAGATAGTGCCAATATCGCTAAGGTTATCGCTACGCAGGACATTGAAGCGTTGACCCGTTTAGAACTTATGAACGCCACGATGCTCAAACAATCATCGTCCATCTACTTAGAAATCATAACGCAGGCCAGTGCTGAATTTGTTGGCGGTGGCATTACGTTAGATGAGGCATTGACGAAAACAGCGAAGAAATGGGCGGAGAATGGAATGCCTGCCCTTATCGACCGCAGAGGAGCGCGTTGGAGTACCGAAGCATATGTGAACATGGTTGTTAAGAATACACAAAAAAACGTCGGGAATAAGGTCCAAGAGGCTAGATTTGATGATTATGAGGTGGACCTTGTGGAAGTTTCCAGCCATGCAGGGAGCCGACCGACGCATCTAGAATTTCAAGGTAGGATATACAGCCGTAGCGGTAAAAGTAAAAAGTATCCGCCGTTATCTAGTACGAACTACGGAGAAATCGATGGTATTGTTACCGGTATAAATTGCGGGCATCGCCTCTATGTCTACATTGAAGGCGTATCGGTGCAACGGCATTTCCCTTATGACAAAAAGGCATCGATTGCAATATACAAGGAATCACAGCGACAACGGCTGTTAGAGCGGAACATCAGGAAGGCAAAACACCAGTTATCTATGTTGAAATCGATGGACGTTGCAGAAAAGGATTTGAAGAATGCGAGGCGCATTGTGTCGCATAGGCAAGCGAAAATGAGGCAGTTTATCAATAAGACGGGACGGACCCGCCGTTACAACCGTGAAAAAATAGTCGAGACGTAGCTATATGCTAGGTCTTTTTATTATGACCTATATGACCTAAAAGGAGGAATTAGGATGAATTTTTATTCTGAAAACCAAAATCAAGCCGACGTGAAAGGGGGTGACGAATTGAAAAACACAAAGATGGTTAAGTTTGATATCCAGCATTTTGCAGAACCAGCAACCGAACCGACGGAACCGAATGCAGCAGGAAATGAACCGCCAGCAGAGCCAACGACACCGCCTACACCTCCAACCGAGCCACCCGCTACATTCAGCAAAGAGGAATTTTTGAAAGGTCTAGGTGTTGATAGTGAGGACGCATTACAAGATCAACTGAAAGCCTATCAAGAATTCAAAGACAGCCAGAAAAGCGAGGCGGACAAGCAGGCGGAAGCATTGCAAGCCGCGCAAGACGAAGCGAATCGAATCAGTAGCGAATCAGCAGCGAAAGATTGGCAAATCGCAGCGCTTAAAAACGGCGTAACGGATGATTCTTTATCTGACGTGATCGCTCTTGCCGAGAAGTTGGAGGAGAAGGACCCAGCGAAGGCTGTAAAAGCGGTTCTGGAAAAATACCCATTTTTCAGCAAAGAAGCACAGCCAACTAAAAATACCGGTAATGCTGCCAGACAGCAAAACTATACAACGACACCAGGGGAAGCGATGAAGTCCGCGTTTCAAGATATTTACAACTTACCTAAATAAAAAATAGAAAGAAGGAATAAAAATGGCAGCAATTTTAAACTTTGCAACAGACTACCAACGAGCGTTACAAGAACCATTCCGCCACATGCTACAATCTGCGGAACTATGGAACTCTCCATCGAATAGTATCATTCAATGGGTTGGACAAGATACCGTTAAACTTCCGTTGTTAACAGTTAACGAAGGATTGAGAGACCGCCCACGTCGTACTATTACAGGGTTCGAAGCTAACTATTCGAATGACTGGGAAACATATCAATTGAAAAACGAAAGATACTGGCAAACGCTTATCGACCCTAGCGATGTTGACGAAACGAATTTTACCACTACTATGGCTAATGTTACTCGTTTATTTAACGAAACGCATAAGATTCCAGAGAAAGACAAATACATGTTCTCGATGTTGTTCGCGCAAAAACAAGAGTTAGATCCAACGAAAGGAATCTACGAAATGGAACTAGACGAAGCTAATATCTTACGCCAGTTCGACGACATGATGCAACTGATGGATGAACAAGCGGTACCTATGAATCGTGTTTTATATGTAACTCCTGCTGTTAATAAAATTCTAAAACGCGCGGAAGGTTTAACGCGTAATTTTGATGTTCAGTCGAACAATCAAGTTATTGATCGTCGCATCTCCCGCCTTGATGAAGTTGATATTAGACAAGTAGCGCCTGACCGCTTCAAGACGCTATATAACTTCTCGGTTGGCGTTATTGATGATCCAGCAGCGAAACAAATTCAAATGATGCTTATTCATATTCCAGTAATGTGCGCGCCAGAAAAATATACTTTCGCTGGATTTGATTCGCCATCAGCTAAAACAGCAGGTAACTGGTTGTATTACGAGCAGTTCTACAATGATGTTATTTTATTCAAACAACGTAGCAACGGCATTCAATTCGTTGTCAAACCATAATAGAGAGGAGTTTTAGCATGATTACTGTAAAGAGATTCAATAAAGTGTTAAGTATCGACGAGACAGAAAAAAGCACTTATACCGCTCTTGGTTATGATGTTGTCGAACTAGACGAGAAGAAAAAGGAATACAAAGTTGTTGAGTATGCAGCAGGCAATGACAAGATTGATAAATCTAAGTATGAAAAATTAGAGAGTCAAATTAAGGAACATAAAGAAAAATATGCAGCTTTAGAAAAAGAACATCAAGAATTGCAAGGCGGATATAAAGAACTAAAAGAAGCGTATCAAAAAATAGCGAAATGAGTTGATTAAGATGGAATTCATTGACTCGGAATATTTCCTAGCGGAGTACGTAGGCGTTGAGATTTCCGCGGAGGAATTACAACGCCTTATTCCCCGTGCTAGTCGCGATATTGACCGATTTACTAGGTATGCAATCAGCAGAACAGGCTTCGACAATTTAGTTGAATTTCAGCGCGACCGCGTAATGGAGGCTACTGCTGCACAAGTAGAATTTTTATTCCTTAACGGTGAAACGGCTTCCGTTGTCGATAGTGGGGCCGGTAGTAGTGTGCGCATTGGGAATTACAGTGAAGGAGGCGGTAGCGGTGGTAATGCTTCAAACAGTGGCAAAGTTGTTCTATTCGCAAATAACATCTATGAAATTCTGGCGCCGACTGGCCTTTTATACGCTGGGGTTCCGTCACTTGCGCGGGGATGTGATTGCTGTTGATACAACGACGGTTATTGATTCACAATGTCGAGTATAAAGAGTATATCCCGAAAAGCGCATACGGCGAAGAATGGGAGGAACCTGTTCCTGTCAATCGTGTTCGGGTGCAACCTGTCAATCGTGTTGTTAAAACGTCAAACGGTGATGATATCCAATCTAGCACACTCATTTTTATTGATCGCATCAATTCTAGTCCAGCCTTTCGGCCGAGCGAGAAATCTATTTTCATTTTCGATAACCGTGAGTATAACGTTGTTTCCGTGGATGAGGTATACACTAGAGGGAGTAACGTGCATCACTGGGAGGTGTATTGTAATTGAGGATTAAGGTTGAAGTGCAGGTTAATGCGAAGGATATCGAAAAGGATGTCTATAAGCGCATTGAAAGGGCTCAATTTGCGCTTGATAATCAGGTTTTGAAAGACTCGAATTACTTTGCACCATGGGATACACAGGCTACGATTGATAGCAGCTTTATACATTCTAAAATCGGTGAGGGAATGCTTATATGGGCGACTCCTTACGCTCGCAGTATATACTTTAATCCGCAACGTAATTTTAGCAAGGATAAGAATCCTCGTGCTAGCGGACTCTGGTTTGAGGTTGCTAAATCTAAGTTTTTGAGTGATTGGGTGAAGGTGGCCAATGCGGCGGCGGGGTGGATAAAATGAGAAAAGCATTTTTTGAGGCTGTTAAAACGCACCTGGAAACAGAATTGGATTTATTTAGTGCTGTTAGAATGAGCGTCTTAGACATCGACGAGGAGGACATTGTTTTTAGGTTTACTCCGTCATCTCCGGGCATTCGCTACATGGACAAAACAGTCACTAAGAATATCGTATTCCAAATACTAGTCAAACATAGCGATAGATTAACAGTAATGAACACAATCGAACATATAGCGGAGGCGCTAGAACTATCAGATGGTGAACTATCACCCGAGGATGGTTCTTTTTCTTTTACACAATGCGAAATATACACAGAGCCTTCCGAAGTTGATATAACGGCCAAAAAATTATTCATATGGTCCGCCATGTTTCGGGCGGAAATTCATAAAAACAAGGAGGAATAACAATGGAACAAGCATTTTTATTGCAACATAATTTCCGATTTTGGTGGAATCCTAATACAGGAGCCAAAATAGCCGATACCGGGTGGCTGAGGATGGCTAGCGGAATCGAAAGTATTGATGCAGAAAATAATGAAGAGGTAGATCAAACACCTTACTACGACCTAGATGGTGGCGTTGATTCTACCGTTATCGGATTGCAACCGACGTACACATTTGAAGGACATCGGCAATATAATGATCCAGCGCAAAACTTTATTTTTGATGATGCTCTTTTAGAGATAGATACAATGCGCCGTGGTGAATTTTTAATCATATCACCTAAAAAGAAGGGGTTAAAAGGCCCGGCATCTTTAGTTAATATCAAGCCTCCTGGCGGAGGGGCGAATTCAAAAGGCGAAGTATCTTATGAGATACACTTCTCCGGAAAACCTGAAAAACTGGACGAAGTAACAGAAGAACCAACACAGCCAGTTACTCCCTAATAAGCCCGTTAACGTTCGAGTTACAGAATTTACAGATACAACAATAACGCTAACGTGGAACGCAATAAGTAATGCGAGTCATTACTTGCTACATATAGAAGGAGAAGCGCAAAGTCGCCGTTTCAACTCTAATGTAGCAGTAGTGACGGGACTCACGCAAAAAACGTATTATTCTGTAACTGTATCTGCTGTTGATAGGACGTTAGAGGGCGAACGAAGCGATAGCGTAACACAAAAGACGTTGTTATCAGCGCCTTACATTGCGCGGTTTTTGTACGGAGAAACATATATTAACGGTACTTCGTTGGATGATCCAGCTGTTACGAATTGCCGTATTTATAGAAAGGGCGAAACAACGGCATTGTTGACAGGAACGATTGTAGCGGGAGTTTTACGAATTTATGTTCTTGGAAACGTAAATATTATTGCGGGCAATCAGTATGATATAAGAGCGCTTGATGGTAATCCTAATGCTGGAGCTATTGCAGGAATGGTTACAACGATAACAGCTGAATTAGCTAAAATAACGCTTAATCCTGTTGTCGCAAGTGCGGGCACTGTATCCGGAACAACTGAAAATAACGGGCAAGTCAGGATAAGCGTCGACGGAGTTGCCAAAACGGTGTTTACAGCAAGTGCAACAGGAACATATAGCGGGGCTATTTCAGGAATAACCGTAGGAGCGACAGTTAAAGCAGAAACAAAAGTAGGGTCTATTTATCCTAGCTATGTAGAACGAATAGCGACATAAGGGAGGGGATTCATTTGAGATACGAAGATATTGATCAAGCGTTTAGTCCAATCCGTGAAAACATAACAACTGAGCAATTGCACATGACTGGCGATTTTACCCAAGACAGCAAAATTTATTTCTCTGTCAACGATGGCCCCCGCCTGTATGCCGAAACGGATATAGGCGGTTTTTTCGAATATGATTTCGAGGCGCTGATCGTTGGGGATGTTGTTAATTTTTACATCAAGGACAAATCGAATTACACGGTATTTTTCACAGAAACAATAAGAGAATAGGAGTGTTTTATATGACAGTAATTAAAATTGAAACAAAAACATCGTTTGAAGAAGTTGAGATTTACGGAAAAAGTTACAAGGTTGAGTTTAGTGACGCGAAGATGGAAGAGTACGATAAGGCTCATGCGAAGATGGAAAAATGGGAGAAAGAAAAATCAACTAAAGATAAAAAAGATTTCAAAAAAGATATAGCAATTGTGAAAGATATGCTCGAGATGTTTTTTGGTAAAGAGGATGCAGACGTGATTTATAACGATTCAGGACAAAGCTCTATCGTTTGTTCGCACATTGGAATGCAACTGTTCAAAGTATTTAAAGATAAAATGGAAGATTTCGAGGACAAGAAGCTAGAGGAATATCTCGGTATCGAAGAAGATACAGAACAAAAAATAGATAGTGAGTGATTGCGATGCTTTCATTAACGGCTAAAAAAAGTAATCCTGATCGCATTCTTGTCTATAACGATTCCGAGATAAAGATTAGGATTACTTTTGATAAGGTGATTAAATCAATCAAATTGCAAGGAGATACGTATTTCAATGACAGAGCAAAAATAGTCATCATGTACCGCATGTTTGTCGTTGATTATAAGCAATATAAACATAGCCCTGTTGATATTTACAACATCGTCACGCTTATTTACAAGGAATTAGACGGGAATGAAGAGGCTGAAAGCGAAGAGATATTTAATTTTTTTGAAGACGCAGACCGTATTATCGCGTCTTTTTTAATGGCTTATGAAATCGATTTAGAGGAGCAAATTGGGATAATGAGCTGGGGCAGATTCATGACTCTGTTTAATAATTTGCCCGAAGAAACACCGATTATGCAAGCGATTATGTACCGCACTTGTAAAGTTCCGTCAGGCAAAGAAAACGCCGACGAACGCAAGCGCATACTGAAATTAAAGAAACATTACGAGCTTTCCAGTCAGCGTAAAAAACGGGAACAAGCGGATTTAGAACGAATGATGAAAGCATTTATCTAATTCCGTTACATACATCAAGAAAGGAGGGACATTATGGCAGGGGCAGATGGTAAGATTCACATTGATACCGAGATAGATAAAAGTGGCGTGAAGTACGATGCTAAGGACATTGAGCGAGAAATGGAAAACATGGGCAAGCGTATTTCTAAGACATCAGAACGCTACAATAATCAAATGACAAAAAACTATGAGTATTACGGAAGGTCTGTTAGACGAGTTTATCGGGGGCAATCAGAAGAAGCTAGGCGGATGCACAGTGAAATGAGAAGCGCGTATATGGAGCAACGGCAATCTTTGTATAAGTACAAAGACGAGCTGATTGGTTCCAAATATGCGTTTTTTCAATTAGGAAAAGCCGCTAAAGATTACACTGGCACATCAAAACAGTTCATGGGACAGGTTGAAGCGCAAGGTCGAGTTCATAAGAAAGTAATGGACGAAATGATAAAGAACAACGAAATGATGAAGGTTCAACTTATTCAGAGTGTCGGTCAGATGATTACAAGAACGACACAGGCAACGCGTATCATGGAGAATTTCGATAGGATGAAGAATCCTTTATATCAAGTGAATAAAGGCGCTCTTGCGGTCGCTAGTGGCTTAAATCAAATTGCTATGCGAGGACAGCCCGCAGCATTGGCGCTAAAAATGCTGGGTCCTACCGCTAACATGAAGCAATTGAAAGATATGACGATGATGATTAGTCAAGGTATCATGCGAATGACAATGGTGGCGCTAGTAGCTTCGGTTACGGCCGTGAAATTCTATTCAACATTGCATAAAGGTGCGATGGAATCGAATAAGGCTTATGCAAAAGCGTTCGCAGGTATGAAGAAGAGTGTTAGGCAGGCGTTTGAGCCATTATTTCAAGTCTTCGCCGCTGTCATGATTCCCGTATTTAATTTCATCAAGAAAATTGCAGATTTAACAACTGAATTTAATAAAGCGCATCCGAAAATAGCCAAGTTTGTTGCGGCTGTTCTTCTTTTGATTCCGGCATTAATGCTGATTCTGGCTCCTTTGGCAGCGGGGATTGGATTAATAGCTGGGTTCCAAGCCGCATTAGGAGCCGCGTGGATGCTTATCGGCCCTTTAATAACAGGCTTGGCCGCAATGTCGGGAACCGTTTGGCTCGTTGCCGCCGCAATAGTGGGGATAGTAGTTGCTTTTAAGCACTTCAATAAAGAAGGGCAACCTTTAAATAATTTAATTAAAAAAATAACGAGTTCTTTCGGCGCTATGATTGGAATCGTTAAAGCATTGTTTTCAGGTAACGCCGCAGATATAAATAAGTTTAGCAAACAGCTACAAAGCGTATTCGGAGAAGCTATAATTACGCGTATCGTTAAATTTGGAACAGCGGTTAGAGCGTCCGTTATTTCAGCATTGCAAACGATGGATATGCTTGGACAAAAAGCAATGCAAACCGGTGTCGTTGTTGGAGGGATGATAAAAGCTTTCTTCACTAACAACACAAAAGAAATGGCTAATATGAACAAACAATTGCATAATATTTTACCGCCATCTATCGCAGATGGTGTTTTTAATTCCTTGACAACGATATTACAAGGTATCGAAAAGCTAAGGATGGGTATTGTAGCGGTTGCTAAAGTTGCTACAGGCTCATTTAAATCTTTCACTGATCTAGATAAATATCTACAAGGAACTTTCGGTGAAAAGGGAACAGGTTTAATTATGAAATTTGGTAATGTCATAAAATCTGTTTTTGCTTCGCTAGGTTCTATTTTTGAAGATTTCAAGAACAAGATAGGATCGATATGGAAAGCAATTCAAACGGCATTCAGTGGTGGCGGGTTCGAACCGCTTATAAACGAAGTTAAGGATTTGATCCCTTCCCTTATTGCCGCGATAGTTGGCGGTTTGCCGGGGCTAATTATAGCTGGGGCTAGCATGATAGAGAAGATATTACAAGGCATGGGAACCAGTTTACCAGAATTGATAAATAAAGCTTCAGACATTATTAATTCTCTTATTCTGAAAATAGGCGAGCAATTACCCCAACTCATACAGTCAGGTGCTGAAATTTTAACTAATATCATAAGCGGGATTGTCAGTATTTTACCAACCTTAATAACCATTGCTACTAATATAATTAAAACTCTTATATCAGCAATTGGCCCATTAATTCCGATTCTTTTAGAGGCTGGCGTTTCCATTCTAAAAGCAATAATCGAAGGCATAGTAACGATTTTACCATCATTGATTGATATGGCGTTAGAAATCATTGTAACTTTGGTAGAAGCCTTAATACCGCTGTTACCAGTTATTTTGCAAGCTGGTATCGATATTTTACTAGCGTTGATGGAGGGTATCGTTGAAATTTTACCGATGCTATTAGATTCAGCATTAGAAATCATTATTACTTTGTTTGATGCGCTTATTGATAATCTTCCTAAGATAATTGATGCCGGAGTTAAAATGTTGATCGCATTGATAAATGGGATAGTTAAGTTTTTGCCGAAATTAATCACAGCTGCATTGACATTGATATTAAAATTGGCGCAGGGTTTGATTCAAAATATGCCTAAAATTAATGATGCTGGAAAGAAAATATTATGGGCATTAGTCAAGGGCATAGGAGCGTTAATATGGGAACTGCTCAAAATGGGCGGTAAATTAATCTGGGAACTTATAAAAGGTATAGATGGCAAGGTTGAAGATGTTAAAAAAGCGGCGGGTAACATCGCCAGAAAAGCTTTTGATACCGTAGCTGGATGGGTAAAAGACTTCTTTGGAATTGGTGAGAATATGGGAGACCAATTAGCCGCTGGTTTTGCTAGTGCTGGTAAGGCTGTTGGTTCTGCTGCTGGGAACGTGGCCAAAAATGCTTTGGCGGGGGCGAAAATAAATATCGGTGGTGGATCAATAATAAAAGGCAGTCACAAACTCGGATTAGACTACGTTCCTTTTGACGGCTATGTAGCAGAACTCCACAAAGGAGAGCGCGTTCTTACTGCCGACGAGGCTAGATTATACAACGCGCAAGAGAAAAGCGGATCGTTAGGCAGTTTCAAAATGCCAGACATGTCAAAAATCAAGATGCCGAACATGGCTACCGCATTTTCAGGAATGACACCGGCTACAGCGGCGGCCGCACCTGTGCCTACGCAGGTAGAACAACCTGTTAGCATAACATTCACAGGTAATATTTTTGTTCGGAATGATGATGATATTAAACGTGTTGCGGAAGACTTAGGTTCACAAGTGAATCGAGGAAAAAGGAGGTTAGATCGATGATGGAACAAGTGCTAAAAACCGAAAATTATTTTCAATTCGCAGGTAAGAAATCAACGGATTTCGGGATGCGCATCCTCATTGATCGCGTCTTTCCGATTCCTGAACAAGATGTTGAGAGGATTCCAGCGGTAGGAATTAGTGGTGATAACTTCATTGATAACGATCGCTACAAAAATATAACGATGGATTATCCTGTTAACATCATTTCGTACAACGGGCTAACAATTTACGAGATATACGCCGAAATAGCGAAATGGATTCGTTTTAAAAGAGGCTATAACAAGCTGATAGACACGGTTGATAATCGCTATTACCGGCTTGCAAGGTGTTTCAATATGACGGATATTCAAAACGTAAATAACAGCTTTGGCCGAACGACAATAAGTTTTGATTGTAAGCCGTTTAAATACTCCATAATAGGCTCGCAAGTATTTAATATCGCGAAAGATGGCCGCTTGAACAACGTTGAAATATTTCCATCTAATCCAGTTATTACGATATTTGGTAACGGGAATATTGATTTTTTCGTCAATGATTACAAGGTTGTTTTGAAAGGCATACAAGGCCAAATAACAATTGACACTGGTTTGCAAATTGCATATAAAGAGGGCGTTTTATTGAATACAAGTGTTGAAACCTATCCCTATCCGCAATTGGCAGTCGGCGAAAACCGCTTCACATGGACAGGCAACGTGACAAAAGTAGAAGTAACACCGAATTGGAGGACGATATAATGACAGCTTCCAGAACTTTAGTTCCTCGATTATACGATGCGGCAACAACTAATTTCAATAATAACGGCATAGGTGTGCTTACTGATTCTTTCGATTGGGTAGTGCGTCAAGAGGCGAACGGAACGTATGAACTAGAATTTAAATATGTTAAAGATGGCATGTATTTTGATGAAATCAAGAATCAAAATATTGTCAAGGCTAAGGCTGGGTTTAGAGAGCAAGAACAGTTGTTTACGATTTATGCTGTGTCTAAGCCGATGAACGGCATTGTAACCGTTAAGGCGGAACATATTAGCTACAGGCTTCATTACAACCCACTCAAGGGTAAAATCACCGTTCAAAACAGAACGGCTGGTTATATGCTCAATCAGATTTTAAGCAATACCGTGTACCCTCACAGCTTCACAGGAACAAGCACATCAACAACACAGGCAAGTACAACCATTGAACTAGCTTCTTCTCGGGAGGCTCTAGGCGGAAAGGAAGGCTCACTTTTAGATACGTTCAAAGGTGAGTTTATTTTTGATAATTTCAACATAAGGCATTACCCGAGACAGGGCGCAGGCGTTGATAAAGGCGTACTAGTCGCTTATGGCAAGAACTTAACGGATGCCACGCAAGACGAGGAGATAGGCGAAACATTCACATCTATTTATCCCTTCGCGCAGGTACAGGATGCAAACGGAAACGAAACAACAATACGGTTGCCGGAAGTCGTTTTAGACTCTCAATACGTCTCCAATTTCGCTCAACCTCGTGCGTTTATGGTTGATTTGACGGGCGATAACGTTACAAACGTTGCGACACTTCGAACGGCAGCGCAAGCATATCTAGTTAATAACGATGTTGGAAAACCGTCCGTTAATCTCAATATTTCCTTTGTGGATTTATCCCGCGAGGTGGACGACGAAGAACTGGCGAGCATTTTAGCGCTAGAAACGGTCAATCTTTGGGACACCGTAACCGTTAAATTTTTGCAACTTGGTATCGACGTGAAAGCTCGTGTCATTGCAACGACGTTCGATCCGCTACTTGATAAATACATTTCGGTCGAATTAGGCGATTTCAAAGCGAATATATCGCGTCAATTCAACGATATTCAAAAAGAAGTAGAAACGCTAGTAACTGAGAAAACATTTTTGCAAGCTGGTATTGACGAGCTAACAAACGTTATTAACAACCCACCGGCCGGAAATGTCGTTTTATATCCATCGATGGCGGACCCGCAGGAAATTTTGATCATGGACACAAAGGACATCAACACAGCACGAAATATTTGGCGTTGGAACGCAGGTGGGCTAGGTCATTCAAAAAACGGATATGCTGGTCCTTACGAAATAGGAATAACTTACGACGGCATGATAGTTGCAGATCGTATTTTGACAGGGACGTTACGAGCAATCAATATAACCGGGGTTAATATAACTGGTTCTGCCGCTTACCTAGATACGCTATATTCAAGTTTTTTGCCACCCTTGCCACTTCCGCAATACAGAGAAATTTTAAAAATTGGCGGTGGTACTGGTTTTAGTCTATCAGCTAAAAGAGACAACTACCCATATCCGGCATTGCAAATGCGATTTAATACAACTGGTGATCTAGGAATGGCGATAGAAGCTGTAAACGAAACAACGGGAGCCGTCAATGCAGATCAAGTGATTCGATTATCACCTTACGCCGGAGCGGAAGCCCCTATGTTTTATTCTCGCGGTTGGTGTTATGTAGGGACAAATGCAGATGGCCGAGTGGCATTTATTGATTATACAACATGGAAATCTGGTGGTGGCCCTCAAATACGCTATGTTCCGGCTCGTGCTAGTGCTTGGGAAACGGCATCCAGCGCTACGCTTAAGCAGGATATTGAGAAGTTAGCGGATAGCATTTTATATGAGCGGTTTACAGCGAAGGATCTTGTAAAAGATGTTGAGGTATTTGCATATCGACTCAAGCAAGATGCTGAACAAATGAAGTTAGAAAAAAATATAGGATTCATCGCGGAGTTATTGCCGAAAGTGCTACGTTCTGATAGCGATGATATTGCAACGGTTGATTTATACAAAACGTCGGCGTGGCTATGGCAATATGCTCGCGAAAACGAACAAGAAAAAACTGCATTAGAAAACGAATTGTCAAGCACAAAAGAAACGCTAGAAACGGCTTTGGAAATGATAAGTGACTTACAGGAAGAAAATAAAGCGCTAGAACAAAGGGTTTCGGATATCGAGGAATTTATTAAAGGGAGGTTGCTAAGACGATGAGCTTAAAACAATATGAATTTAATTTAGACTTAGTATCTGACAGTATAACACCGCAAATATTAGCCCGCGTAACAGAAAATAACGCCGTTACAACAATCGTGCAACTGACGAATAACGGTGCTGAAATACCCGGTTTTGGTGAGTATCGACCGATTTTTGAATGTCGATTACCTGGCGGATATTTTGTGCGCGACGACGGTTCTACGTATGACAACATGGAAATACTTGATCCGATTAAAGGGATTATAAAATACACGATGGCAAAGGAAGTTTTCGCACGTCACGGAGAGCTAAACCTTTGCTATTTTGTATTAGAAAAAGGCGGCCCGATTGGTTTTCAGGTATTAGAAGAATTGGATTTAAGCGCCGATGTACGGGTGTCAACTCCTAACTTCACGATTCTGGTAGGAGAAGATGCCACACAAGGTAATATCAAGCTAGAAGATTTTATAAGCGATATCGACCGTTTGAATAACTTTATTAGGGAATCAACCGCCGAAGCGATGGAAGTTTTGAATGTCGCGATTGCTCAATTAAACGAATCAACAGATACAGCAAACGAGCTGATAGCGCTAATAAATTCTAATGACGTTGTATTAATATCCGAAACGATAAATTGGCAAAAGGCAAAGTTAACGGCTGACTCAGGCGTTGCCAAATCCCCGCCGAATGTCACGACTTTAGCGGCAATTATTGAGCAAGGAAGCTTTTATATTAATTCGACGGTTGCCGCCGCATTGACAGATGCACCTAGCACAGGATCATTCAGATTAGAGAATCATAAACTTATAACTGGAACGGCGATAGAACAACATGCGAGATATTTCAGTCCGACAAACGCCGCTGCTAACCGGCATTTTTTCCGTTATGTAGGCGCTACAGCGAGTCCGTGGCGAGAATACGAGAATACAGTAGGGTCTCAAGCTAAGGCGGATGCAGCTAAAACAGCAGCCATTGCCTATGTTGATGCTAAATTTTTAGATTCTGGATGGATTGACTTACCGCTGAAAACGAATTATTCTGCTGGAACTGCGAAGCCTCAGTATAGAAAAATAGGAAATCGTGTTATATTACGAGGATTAGTTAATCGTGTAGCAGGAACGCCGGCAGGAGCTTTTTCAACATTACCTGTAGGATTTCGATCAAGCACTTCATATGTAAATGGTTACAAAGTGGCTCAGCAGTCAGGAGCTATAGGATCAAGCGCAACTGTTTACGCAAAGCAAAATGGAGATTTAGAGGTACTAGCTATTGCAGTAGATGCTAGCGGATTCTGGTTAGACGGAATAGAGTTTATGATTGATTAGCAACTAGGTTGTACAAAATAATGGGGTGAGGTGATCCCGATGGATCAACATGTGAAAATAACAAATGCGGAGTGGGGAGAATTAAAGCAAACTGCCGAATCAAGTAAAGCCTTAGCGAGAGAAAATAAGAAGCGTTTAGACAAGCACAGCGAAAGATTGGATGCTATAGAAGATTGGAAAATCGCAATGCCTATAGATATTGAAGAAGCAGTAAGAAAAGGATTGGCGCCTTTATTGGATAAGGTATTGACTTACGAAAAAAAATTCACAGATTTAGAAATAATGAAAGAACGCGAGCGTGCGGATAGAGCAGAGCAATTGGTAATAGAAGAAAAGGGACGAAAGCAATTTATAAGACGTACGATTATCGCTTCGGCTATTACATCAGTAGTAGGAGGAGGACTAGGTATTATAATCACTGCATTTATGGCCAACTTACTAAATTAAAGGAGGTGATAAAGATGTCACTTATTGGAAGCGGTTTATGCAAACTAGGAGTTCATCGATGGGTAAACGGAAGATGCGCACGTTGTAAAAAGAAAAAATAGCTAGAATAAAAGAGCGGAGGCATAAAAATGAAAAAAATAAATTGGGGAGTGCGTTTTCATAATAAGACGTGGGTAGTTGCGATGATTGCAGCTACCTTTTTTGTTGTTCAAGCAATTTTATACGTATTTAATGTGACATGGGACTATAACGAGATATTGCAACGTGTAATTACAGTTATAACAGGGTTGTTCGCACTCTGGGGTCTGATTATAGACCCGACTACAGCAGGCGGGGCCGACTCTGAACAGGCTAAAAAGTATAAGACGCCTCGAAAGGATGTTGAAGAATGAAGAAAAAAGTATTTATTGATATTGGACACGGCGGCACTGATCCAGGAGCAGTAGCAAACGGATTAGTAGAGAAAGAAATGGCGCGAGTAACAGCGTATGCTGTAAAATATGAGCTTGAAAAATACGGCATTGAAACTTATTTATCACGTATGGGAGACTCATACCCTTCACTTAGTGAACGCTCTAATTCAGCGAATAAATGGGGCGCTGATTTGTTTGTATCGGTACATTACAACGCAGGCGGCGGAGACCGTGCCGAGGTAATTCATAGTATCGCGGGCGGTACAAGCAAAGTTCTAGCTCAACATATTATCGACGCGATTAAGGATGAAATGAAGCAAAACGTCGGCAGCATCCCGACATACTCGAAAAAAGGAAGCGACGGAAAGGATTATCATGCCGTTATTAGACAAACTAAAATGCCGGCGGTTATTGTGGAACCGGCTTTTATTGATTCTAATGATCGTTTTATTGTCGATACTGTACCGGAACAACAAGAAATGGGCCGCGCTATCGCACACGGGATTTTAAAAACATTAGGCATCGAATATAAAACAGCGGCAGAGAAACCGGAAACGCCTAGCAAAACAGAACCGAAGCCAACCGCGCCTAATCCTTACGCTGGGAAGAAACTTGTTTCTAAAACCAACGACCTACGTTTCTATGCTAAACCATCATGGGCAGATAAGGATGTTGTAGGTACCGTAAATAAAGGCCTTGGATTCCCTACTGTACTCGATAAAGTGAATGTGAATGGCAGCCTGCAATATAAAGTTCAAAATTCAAAAGGTAAGACGTTTTATATTACCGCGGCAGACAAGTACACAGAACTAAAAAATAAATAA